CTATGGCAGCTTGAGCCTCTTCTTCGGCTCGCTGCGCTTCTGCTCTGACTGCTGGGGGCACGAGATGGTCGTCCACTGCTGTCGTCATTCTTTCCTCCCTGTGCGTCAAGGCTCAGTCTGCCGCGGGGCCAGGTTATCCATGGTATCCCGAGGCGCTGCGTCGTCTGCACGGTTGGCCTGGATTGGAGGGTATCCCGAGGCGCTCGCAATGGAGTATGCTCCGGGGCCACATCACGACAGGCCCATTTTCCTTTTGCTACGTTCGATGCGGGCGAGGTTGGCGTCCGACAGCATTTTGAGCTTCTCCTCAGCCGCATCCACTGTTTCGAGAATGGTATCGAGAGTTTGTTGTTGTCCTTGATGCCAACGCAGGCGGTAATCCTCGACGATAGCGGGCTCGGTATGAGTGCCTTCGTCCCAGGACTGACGGAGCCATTCGATGAAGTCCGAGAAGCGTTTGTCCGTCTTCAAGGTGAGGACGGTCTTCAACAGGGCTTCGTCCGGCTCTTTCATCGCTGCGTTGACTCCCTATGCGAAAATGAGGGGGCGATCTACTCCCGACCGCGGAAGCAAGCGCCCCGGGTGATTAGGTTACCGATCTACGTTTATATGGCAGAAGTCCGTCTCAACGCCAACAGCAGCTTCAGTCCCTGCGTTGCTGGTCCGCTGAATCAGGATGATCGGCTGTACGACTGTACCTGCCGAGGCCGCCATGTTGATCGTGCCGTAGCTCTGCTCCACGCCGTCGATATAGAACTTCACGTCCGCCAGGGATGAGAAGTCGATCTGCAAGAGAGTCCAAGTGTCGTCTACGATATCAACGCCACTGTCTCTGTCATCGTTGTCGGTCGTGCCGTCATCGCCCTCGACGTAGATGTTGAGATCGTTATCGCCCTTGAGCATGAACCATGCGCTGTCATCGATGTTGTCGAGTGCATCCTCAGCGTTCGTATGGTCTGGGCAGACGCCGAAGATAACCTTCTCAACCGACTCCAGGTCAGCAACGCCATCAACTCGGACCCGAAACGTGATGATCGGATCCTTGTCCATGTCGATCTTGAGATCGTTGCCCCACGTAAGCTGACCGGCATCCGCCTGGTCGGCTGCAGTGGTTGCGATCTGGTGCACGCCGCAAGGCTCGTCCGCCATGTAGTCGGCAGTACAACTCGTCTCCAGATCGGTCGCCCACGGCTGCGGCTCCGTTGTCCCAGCGATGTCCAAGAACTCCTCGTAATACTCGAGGTAGAGGCTGCGGTCCACGCCTTTAACCAGGGTGGCCTCTTCGATCACCTCAAGCGTGCCCTGGACTTCCGTCTCCACGGCCGCATCGGCCATTTCGATCTTGGTTGCATCAGCCGGACCGATGAGCAACGTGGCGGCATTAGCCTCCACGCTCAGCGTCTGCCCGCTGACACTTGTGAGCTTGCCGGCTCCGGTACCGGCCGCATCGCTGGCGATAATCGTGTCAGCATTCACCGTCAGGTTAGTGGCCATCGTCATGGTAAGATTCGGACTGGTAATGATCCCGTCCGTTTCCCCAGTCAATCCTCGCACCCGTACATTCAGTGCTTGCAGAATGATGTTCGTGCCACCAATACTGAGCTCCTGGCCAGTAACAGCCGCGATACTGCCCGCGCCCGTTCCGGCTTGATCACTCACAGTAAGCCCAAGCGCATTGACAATTACGTTACCATCAGTGGCTGCTGGAGAATTACCAGCCGTCAGGGTGATATTCCCGCCATCGCCTGCTGAGGCACCACCGCTGCCAGCAGTTATGGCAATGGGTCCACCATCACCGTTTGAACCGCCGGTACCAGCAGCGATGGAAACGTTTCCGCCAGTACCACTTGTGTTGGCACCGTCACCAGCGTCAATTTGCACATTTCCGCCAGCATTGTTGCCGCTACCAGCCGCATCACCCGCGTCTATATCCACGGTTCCACCAGCGCCGTTGCCACTTGCGCAGGCACCTGCCGTAATAGTGATGCCACCGCCGGTATTGGCTGCACCTGTACCCGCATTGATGTCGATTGGACCACCCGTACCCGACGTATGGGCGTTGCCGGCTGTGATATCAAGCTCCGGGCCGTTACCAGATGCACCCGCGCTTGTGGATGCCAGACTGAGGGTCTGTGCCGCAACTGTCTGGATGGTTCCTGCACCCGTTCCAGCCGCATCGCTTGCGATGATGGCATCAGCGTTCACCGTGAGGTTCGTCGCCATGGTCATCGTAAGGTTGGGAGAAGTGACTGTGCCGTCACCGTCACCGCCGCGATCCGATATGGCGATTGCGTAACCCTTGAGATAGATCGTACCATCTTCACCGGCGCTATGAGCTAGACCGCCAGCGATGTCAACATCGCCACCGTCCTCATTATTCGCGTATGCACGGCCACCGTAGACGCGCACATTGGCACCTGCACCGGCCGAGGCCCCACCACGACCACCTCTTATTTCGGCTACGCCGCCATCACCGTTAGCACCACCTGTACCCCCTACCAATGTGGTGTAACCACCAGCACCAGTAGTTGCGCCAGTTCCCGCATTGAGCGACAGATCACCGCCTGTAGACGTACCTGCAGCAGTTCCCGCGGTTGCCGTAATGTCACCACCAGCTCCCGCCGTGAGACCAGCAGAACCCGTCAGCGTTAGAGATGTACCCGCCCCTGCGGTCGTTCGATCCGCAGCAGCGAGCCGTAGCTGGGCCTGTGCAACGCTAGAAATATCGCCATGGCTGGTGCCCGCTGTATCACTCACAAACAATGTCGCACATCGGACCGTGATATTCGTCCTGGCAATCACTGAGAGGTTGATGGCCTCCATCGCCGCATCGGTGTTGCCTGCTGCACCACGGAGAATGTTGGTCGAACATTCCGTAGTCATGTTGCTGACAACGCCTAGGACGAAGTTACCATTGCATTCGAGGTTGGAGTCACCCCCACCACTCGCATTACGCAGCGTCACGGTATTGGCGTTGACGACCAGGTTGCTTGTGGCGGTGATGATACCATCACCCTGGAGCCTCAACTCACCGTCGCCAGCCCCGGCTGCACACTGCAACAGAGTGTAATCCGACTGATGCGTGATGTTCGTTGTGGCTACAATCGTAATTCCGAGCGAGGAATCCTTCTCATTGATTCGGGTGAAGGTGTTGGTACCACCATTGAGCTGTTCGAGAAGGGAAGTCCCAGATCCACTGACTTGGATCGCAGGATCACCTACGTACAGTCTCGTGACATGGTAATTTTCCCTGTCCGCGGCGAAAGCACCTGCCGCGATCAGCAGCACCACAACCGCACCGACTATCCTTCTTGTCCATCGTTCCATCTGTCTGCCTCCTACGTTTGTCATGGTCTCTCCCTATGTCTACGCCGCTTCAGGGCGCGAAGAAGGGGCTTGAGCGCCTTGGGCCGGAGGAGTTTCCGGCTGGGTCGCCGCAGCCGCCATTGCGAGCCGTTGTTTCATCATGACCTGGTCGAGCAGCTTCAACTGTTCTGGGGTCCAAGGCACGACTTCGTCCGGCTCCATCTCAAGTTGTTTTGCCCATTGTCTCAACACATTTGCTCTTCCCTCCGCTCCCGTTATAACCGCATCCAACGGGTTATTGGTTGCATTCAACAATTCCGTGCGCCGCACCATCATCTGTTCCTTGACGATCATGGCGAGGACGCCAACGGTCTTGACTTCTACGTCGCCCTTGAGCGACTCATCGTCGAGATACTGCATGTTCCAGTCGTACTGCCGCTCGATGATCGGCTTGATGACTTCCTGGTCGATAGATGCGATCACCTTACGGATGCCACGCGCGGCACTGTTCATCAGCATGGAAAGGCCTGACGCGGTGTTGTGGGTGGGGATGAAATTGCCGCACAGAAACAAACTGTTTTTCGCATCAACCGTGATGCACGTCGCTTTGCATCGACCAACATATTCAACGCCGGTAATGTAGGTATTCCTGCGCTGCTTCCTTTTCCGCTTCGCTCGGTTTCGCAATTTGCGCTGAAGGTGAAAAACGGGCGTGTCGCCAAGATCGAAGAAAACCCTGTATTTCTGTTTGCCCCACAGCTCTTGGCCATGCACGTTTCCAGCAGCGGCCGCGTAAGTGAAGACACTCACGCCCGTTGCGCCCAGCGATTTCACTAAATACATAAAGTCATCGCGCAAGCGCTCAGAGGACGTATCAAAAAATGTCTGCCCTTTCTGCCCCTCGCAACAGCCGTCCGTGTCCATGAGGCCGCGGAGAAGTTCAAGGCGGTCCCCCATCGAGGTATGGAGGTAATCGAACGGTATGAATTTGTGAATGGATTTACATGCCAATCCATAACTGCGATATTCAGAGCGAATGCCTTTCACGGTCCGGCGCACGGCTCGATTATTTCGCAAGGTCTCGACCATGCCCAATTCGTAAGGGATGCGCTCAAAAATCTCTGGGTCGGCGCTCGCAAGTCTTGCCGCCGCATCACCATCCCCAATAAGTGCGCCCATCGTATATGGGTCAATCTTGAGTTCGCGTTCAGGGAAATCTATCGCCTGCGGTTTTGGGACAGCCCATTTGGGAAGGTCGCGATCCTCGGCATGATGCTTGTCTTTTTTGACGCGATGGAATAGCCCCTTCTCCAGAATTTCTCGCAAAGTGTATGTTTTGAAAAACGGCTTTGGCTTAGTCACATTCCGGCTGACAGACCATCGGTGCTCAAGGTCACAGTCAACTCGTTCGCCATTACTGAATGTCATGCGGTAAATGTCGCGCTCACCCTGCGGATAGATGCCCTCAACCCTTGAGAAGCCGCCATAACTGTTCGCCACGAGGTCGCCGATTTCCAAGCGGCCCATGGGGATTGGACCGTCGGGGGTCATGACGGTCTCATAGTCGGCCAAGGCCCTTCCCGCACCAGCAACTTGATCACTCCCGTAGCTATATGCCGGGATGCCCGAGAAATCGTCGGCCATCTTGATGAAGGTCTCCATGATGCCCATGAGCTCGGCCGCGTTCGAGTCAGGCTGGAAGAAGTCAACGAATTTGGCTCCTTGTTCATGCTGTGGGTTCCGCCCCAACCAGACCTTCCAGGGGTGAAGGTTGACGATGTCCGTCGACGGGTGTACCCGCTTGTGGTCGTTGATGATGATCTGGGGGCCCGAGGCAATGCCTTCGTTGTTGGACATCGCGCGCACGGTGGCGTTGATGATGTCCTGGATGGGCTTCATGAGTTGAGGGACGCCCTTGCCCCAAAATGATCCAGGCACCTTGGCGTAGACGGTCTTGGAGTACACGCACTCTTTGGCCTCATCGTCGTTGAAGCGCAGGTAGATGACTCTGTTGTTCACAACGATGGCGTTGATCTCATACTCAGCGAGAGGCTCGATCGGGTTGCCGTCAGGATCCTCGGTCATGCCCTTGTCGATCAGGAGCCCGCCTTGGGCGGAGCCCCAGAACTCGAGTGCCTCAATCCAATCCTGTCGTTCGTGCTGGCGTTCGCCGGTATCCTCTTCGTCGCTGCGGGCTTCGTCGACCTCAGTGTTGTGGTGGAACCCCTGCACACCGTACTCAAGGAGCACCAGGTCGATAGCGTCGTCGTCATAGCCCTCATTGCCCTTCATATCCAGGAGCTGCGATCGGGAGTATTCCTGGCGTTCAATCAGGTTGACGGCGTCCTCGACCGTAGTAGAGCCAGGAGAAGGGTAGAGATCGTAGGGTGAGACGCGTTCGTATTCGGGGGTCAATTCGGTACGGATCTTGCGAACCAGCTTGCCTTGTTTGTTGCGGACCCAGCGCTTCTTGGGCCGGTTGCGGACGATCGGCCCTTTCATGATCGCGCAAGGATAAGTCACGAGATCGGTGACGAAGTCCTCGAACGCCGCCTGCCAGCCACCCTCGGCCATCTGGTCGTAGATCTTCCGGTCCATGTTCTCGGCCCGGCGGGTGGCCTCTCGCTGCATCTCATCATCGATGTCGTCTCGCAGCCGGGAAGCCAGCTCATAGACCTCCTGGGGCAGCATACCGCCGGTACTGAGCCGCTGGCGCCATTCAGCCAAGCTCCGCTCAACAATGGCCTCTTCGGTGCCTGGGGGGAGCTCGGGATCCGGGGTGGGAGCCAATTTCCACGGCTTGTCGATGGTCGGGGCCAGGATATCCATGCACCATGCCTCTGCATGGCGGCACTTCACTTCGGTGAGAGTCAAAAAAACCTCAGAGCCACCCTGTTCACGGATATCCGCGAGCTTGGCGGTACTGTAGGTTCCATTCCGCTGCTCCAGAGCCTCGATCATGGCATCTTCGATGCCCGTATTTCGGCGGAACTTCTGGTTGGTATCGAAGCATTCGTGGATGTAGGAGGCGAGAGTCTCAATTACGGGGGTCTGCTGTTCTTCTTCGGCCCGTGCTGCAGCCTTTTCAGCCTCGGTAACTTGGCCGGGGCTAGCGATACGCATCAGGCCGGTTGCGCCGACCGCAGCCCCCGTCGAAACATTCGGAGTCGGAGTGTAAGTTTCGTGCATGCGCGGGAAAAGGGAGAGTGTGCGGATTTCCGCACATTTCGGGGATAGATATACCACGGATGCGCCATTTTGTCAAGGGGTGAAAAGAAAGTGTGCGGGAAACCACACACTTACAGAGGTCAGTGTGCGGAAATCCGCACACTGCGTGACAGGCTGTCTCAGGTCCAGCCGGACGCTTTGGGCTTGCGGAGTTGGATAGGCTTTTCTTGCTGGCTGATTAGGGGGTTGAACGGGGCGCTGGTGACTGGATTCGTGTGGCGGAGCATCAGCGCGACGTACTGCAGGGCGTCATGTGGATGGCTTTCCTTGGTCTTCTCGGGCTCATCACGGTATGCCTGGCCTGTTGACGTGCGCACGGCACGATAATGGTAGGCACCGCGGAATCCGGCCCGCAATAGCCGGCAATTTGGCGACAGCAGGAAGGCGGGCTGCCCCTCAATAATGCTGGATGTCAGAAAAAGCTCCACTGCATCGCGTCTGGGGATGAAACGGTTGTCTGGGGCCAGTTCGATGTTGATCCCGTGGTTTTCCATGACCTGAATGCAGGTATCGGTGGCCGTTGGCGACCGTTGACGCGCGGCCGGATCACAGACATGGACTGTCGGGATGCCGAAATACTTCTGCTGGTAGTAGGGGGTGAATGTGTTGCGGATGAACTGCGGCAGATAGACATCCTCGCCCCAAAGCTCATCAATCACGCGTAGCTGGCCTTGCGGAGTGAGCTGACAGAAGACCACAGCGGTGTCTCTGACGCCGAAATCCCATCCACAGAAGAGTTTCATGCCCCGGTGCACTTGCAGGGGCCCAGAAGCCACGTGACGGCTCTCATAGAAGTCCTGGTAGACCTTCTTGCCGGCCATCGAACTGCCGTATTCGCCCAGGATGAAGACCCGGATCCATTCTTCGCTGGCCACGCCGATGCTGCGAAGCCAGTAATTCCAGCCATCAGTGTGATTTTCGACGTTTTCGGCATGGGGATAGGTGCCTTGACCCTGATTTGGGATGTATTCCTGGGGTGCACTGGCACTTTTCTTCGGAATTGGCAGCAATGCAGGGGGTTGGCGGAAGAAGGCACAGTTCTCGGGTTTCCGTTCCTCGGCCAGAATGTGGTACCAGGTGCCCTCTGTGGGCGGGTTGGTGTCCATGATGATGCCGGCCCAGGTGGGCCCGCCCTGATCCTTGGACGGATAGCGGCTGGTACGGACATTGGCCATGATGAAGACGCCCTCGGGGATCTCGGATGCTTCATTCAGCCAGACACCAGTCAACTCAAGGGACCGGAGATGCCGGACGTCCTTCTCCTTGTCCAGACCGAGGAAATGGAGCTCCCCACTCACTTTGGTGCCGTCATCGAGAGGGAATTTGAGGCTTGCGACGATGTGGGGGCTCCATTTGAAAGAGCAGATCTCTTCGGGAATCCATTCCTGCCAGGTCTTGATGGTCGTCGACTCAAGCTCGGAGCGGGTGTTACGGACAATGGCCCAGCGGGTACGGCGGACGCCGTTATGGGGCTTCTGAGCGATCGAGCGGGCGAAGACCTCCATGGCGCACATCACGCTCTTGCCGCTGCCAACCGGGCCCATCACGCCCCGGATGAAGGCCGGCGAGGCATGAAACCGCTTGCCCGTAGGGACGGGATTGTAGTCACGCGTGTGGATTTCCGGCATTGGGGGTCTTCTTCATCTCGATAGGCGGCATGTTGGAGGCTTCGACGATGGTGTCCTTGGAAAATGGGACATTGAAGAACACGATATTGGAGATGTGCTCCAGGGCCGTCACCAGGTTGCACTTGAAGATGGCTTGGAGTAGTTGGATAGCGTTCCCGGCGAATTGGCATCCTGGACATACGGCGATCTGTTTCGGCCAGATGACAATGATTTCATCCTTCTCGCAGAGCGGGCAGAGCCCAAAGAGGCGGAGCGGGGCATCCCCGCGGCGGTAGACATTCCCGATCACGGCCGTGGCAATGGCGCCGATATCAATGCGTTGGAGCACTTCGGATGTCTTGATAGCGTAGGGATTCTCCTTGCCGTCGTCCTTCTTGGCGATCATATTACCTCCTGCCGTTTGCGCGATTGAGACCAGCGCGGGGGTCGAAGACACTGTCTATGCGCCTCATTTGCTAAGATGTCCCCACCCGCGCGGACGCGGGCCGGAACCTTGATGGTAGAGTGACCGCGCATAATACCAGCACCGAGTCACCGCCCGCGCCAGTGTTGATCAAGTCATTTCGGGGGAGCGGGCTCAGGTGCCGGTAGAGGGATCTCCTTGACGATCACATGCGGCTGCTGATCCTGCGGAATACGACGTGTCTCGAGGGGGCCAGCACCAGCCTTCTTCATCAACTCGCGCCAGCACAGCGGGCAGTAGTTCTCCGCAATCGAGATCCCGCGTTCTGTGTCGCCATAGGAGAATTGCGTCGTATACACCGGCCCGTGTTCCGGGCATACGTGAGGAGCCTTGGAACTCTCAGCCAGGCCCTTCTCGGCATGCACCACCATCCCGCGGGATACCATGCCATACCCCACCAGCAACACCCCTGTGAGCACCACAAACGCCAGTATCGCGACCATCAACCACGTCAGCACAGTCTTCACTCCGCACCTCCATTCCATTCCGACCCGATTGGTCGTGCCACAACCACATGATCAGCACGGATACCGAATTCCATCGGCACTCCGCGCCACGTGAACGTCGCCCGGCTATCACCCTTCTCTTTCCAAGCAATTTCGAGTAGTTCCTGTTTTTCCTCCTCCAGCATGATTTCGTGGTTCAGGATGTCCTCGTAGATCATACCCTGATACCGTTTCCACAAATCGAGACTTGCGTACAAGGCTCCGATCACGACGATGATAATAATTGCCGTCGGGATAACGAATTTCACTGAATTCTCCTCCCAGTGTTACTCCTTGGTATTGCGTTTGATGATGCCGAGGGCGATGTGGGCGTTCTTTTCACTCTTGCATGTCTGATGCAGTATCCATTTGCCGCCCTTCTTCTTGTAGATCTTGTTGCCTATCACCTTCCATGGCATGATATGTCCTCCTTATCGCCCAACGGCCGTAGCCACCAAATCGGGACCCCTGTCGTTCTCGTAGCGTTCGGCACCCTGCGGCACATGCCAGGCGGCCATGTTGCCGGCCTCCATGTACACGCGTACCGCCAAATTGTCGCCATATGCCGCGCCGGATTGCCGGAATCGGCAATGCGCATGGTTCCCATTCACACCTTCCTCGCCGGTGATTTCATAGGCGCGTTCCAGCATGTTGTTCTGGGACCAGATCTCAACTCGGTCAATATCGACCACAGCGTACGTGTAGGGCAGAAGGACGATCAGGGCATTCGCATTCTCGCGAATGGGTTTCCACAGAAACGTCCTGCTACCGGAACTGGGGCGCCAAGGGTCGGGCTCGACCACTTCCGGTTCGGGCTTCTTTTCCCATGGCCATCGCCATCGGTAGCCGCCCGCCTCATCGCGCATCGTGGAACAGCCAGCCAGCAATATGCCCACGATTAGAATCATTGTCACTTTCCGCATCATGCACCTCCCGATCATTGCACCACACTCAATTCGGCTTTCGGAATCCCTTTCAGCCGCAACTTCAAGATAACAACGGTCTCTTCCTCCTCCAGCGCGATCCGGCTGAATCGTTGATCAGAGATGCCGCCCTCGACCGTCGCGCCGGGCAATGTAGCCGAACAATTCGCGGTTCCTACTTGGCTCACGTATGAATCCGCAGAAAAGTCAGTGGAGGAATCCAGGCGAGTCCCGATGTCAGAATTCAGCAGTAAATTCGTACAGGGTTGCCAGTATCGCCAAGGCTCATGCCGTGGCAGATCTTCATGTCTGGGGGGAACGATATAATAGATGGCTTGTCCCCGTTCCTTCTCCAGCCGGAATCGCACTTCGACCAGCCCGTTCTCTTCCCGACCGGGATTATCCACATCAGGATGCTCCAACGTCACAAACTTGAATCGCTTCCCCTCTGTCAGTGATGCGTCCAGAAACCGCTCCAGCGTGACGTTGCCCTCTGCGGGGATCACGATGTTCCCCAGCTTCGATACTGGCGCCCCGTCTATCAGCACCTCCGCGGTAGCCCGCCGTTTATGGTTATTCGCCAGACGCAGCTTGTACTCGGATCCGAAGGGCAATGCCGCCCGTCGTTCACTATCCTCGACGAATTCGCGCACCGGCCTGTCATCATGTATCACGGTGAGCACGTAGCCCTCGCTCGCAATGCCGAACGCCTTGCACCCGATCAATGCTAACACCAACATCAATCTCTTCATTCCGCATCCTCCTCGTCCTTCACCTTGCCCTCCAGCCATTCGTCCTCGAACTTCCGCCTGGCCTTATCGAGCTTCTTGTTCCATTGATTCTGAAAGGTCTGGCGGGCCTTCGCGAGTTTTCGGCTGCATTTCACGCAGAGCTGCTTGGTGGCCGGCACTGTCCCGAAGTCCTCTACCTCGAAGACTTTATCGACATCAGCCACGCTGGTTTCGCACTTGTCGCATTGGATCATCTTGCTGTCCTTCCTGCCATTGGTTGCGGGAGTGGGAGTTGAACCCACATTGGATGGTTATGAGCCATCCCAGGCGACCACGCCTAGCCTCCCGCTCTTTTTCGTTTCTTCCGCTTCTTCCGACTTTTCTGTCGTAGCTCCCGTTTGTGCGCCCGGTACAGCTTCAAGAGCTTGGGCCACACGTAGAACACAAACTCTCCAACGTCGGCCATACCCTCGCTGAATTCAGGATGCGTGAAGATGAACGTTCTGACTTGCTGACCGCTATCATGCGCCCGGTACATCGGTTCCATCGCACGCTGAGTCATGTGCCAGTACGCCTCGGTCGCCTCATGTAGCAAAGTGGAAAAGACGAGAGACTCCCGCGGTACATCCGCGCCGATATTCATCACAGCCTTGAGGTCCCTGGAAGTAGGCAGAGAGTAACAACCGCCGCTTTGATTACTCACAAGCCCTACTCGAAACGTGGTTGGCCCGAGCAAATAATCGCAGACCTTTTTGTTCACGTCACTCCTTCGCGTAGTCGGGCGAGTATTTCTCTACCCTGTCGGCGCCGTGCAAAATGGCCCAGCCATAGACACGGCCGTCTTCCAGGTATGCCATCAGTGCCAACCCGTTCCCGTATGCTCCCCCAGGCTTCGTGTATCGGCAGTGGACCCTGTTGCCGTTCACCCCTTCTTCCCAGGACATGTTATGGGCCTTCTCGATCACCGTACTGCCCATCTGGATCTCGACCCGGTCGATGTCGATCAGAGCGATCCAGTACGGCAAGAGCACGATCAGTTGCGGCCCGTTATGGCGTTTGGGTTTCCACAGGAACTGTTCACTCCCGGATGTCGGCCGTATCGTGTCGGGAGATGGCGGCATGACAGGATCAGCTTCGGGCTTTTGCCACGGCGGCCAAGGGCGGTCTGAGATCTTCTCCCAAATTGACGCGCACCCGCAGCCGACCCCCAGGATCAGGCATACGAGTAGCAATAGAGAGATCAGCCTATTCATCCTTCGGCACCTCCTCATAAGTGTTACGGAAAATCCCATTTTTGACCGGATATCGCTCTTTTTCGATCCCCGTGACAATCCAGTCTCCCGGGCAGACAATGTGACCGCCCTCAAGAGTCTTGATCCACCCATGCTCAGCCATTCTCTCCCCACAGTGCTCGCATTCACGGAGCAGATCGGCACCCTTGTTGTATTGGACGACGCCAGGATCATCCCCCATCTTGAACCATCGGCTTGCCTCGACGACTACGGGTTTCTTGCGATACTTCATAGACTCTTCCTCCTTGCTGTCGTGTGGTGGGCGTACTTCAACGCGAGTACCGTCTCATCAAATGCTTCGTTCCAGGTCCGCCAGCCCCAAGGATGCCCAACCCACTTGTGATGTGCCCGGCATACCGGCCGCAGGTTCTTCTGGCTCCACATCATCTCTGGTCGGCCCATCGCGATCGAGACGTGTTCCGGCTCAAGGTGATGCGCCTCAAGACTCCTGCTCAAGAGTCCGGGCCCACTCACGCAGACCCAGCACTTCTTCGCCTTCCGCACGCATTCCTTTTTCGCCTTCCGGGACCGGTATTTCCACCGCGGATGCCGAATGGTGATCCCCAGCGGGCTCTGTTTCAGTCGTACCAGAAATTCCGGCATTTCACTTCGCCTCCTTCTTCAAAAACGTCCGCGCCCATGCCCGTGCTTTCTTCAGTGCTTCTTGATGGTGGCGACTTTCCCGGAGCACCCGCAGCGTATCGGCAGCCATCTCGAGTTGGTCAGCCTCCGCTTGAAGGTCCTCGGCCAACTGCCGGAGCTGCTGTTCACATTGGTCACTCGTGACCGACATCAGTTCTCCCGCCGGAGATCATCCGCTCCATCGTGATCAGCCCGTCTTCGACTTGAACGACCCGGAACCAGGGGCCGGGCAACCGTTCGGGACGCGCCAATGAGTGCAAGAATTGAGCATCAAAATCTATGCCCTGGATGTGATACGCGTTCTTGACAGGATCATATCCGCGCATTTTCCACCAGCACCGTATCCTACTCGGAAACAGCACGTAGAAGCACACCTGCAGCCACCACGGCATGATCTGCCATGGCTCAACCCTTGCCAGTCTTAGCAGCAGCTCGCATAGCCGCTTCCTCATTCACCACCCTCCCCAATTGCTGGCCCGCTTTCACCAACGCCGCACTCACCGTCGCCCCATTGAATTCCTCTATCGGCGCCGAGAAAAACCGGATCTGATCCCCATGCTTCAAAACACCCACCACTCCGTTCGCCCCAATGTTCTGCAAGCCCCCAAGACAACGCTGCACCATCTCTTTCATCATCCGCTTGCTCATGATAGAACCTCACAACTCTATTCGGTGCAGCATCTCCTCATAGCGCATCGTCACGTTCGACAACCCCCGCGTCAGTTGCCAGATCAGTTTTGCCAAGGGGATCAGGTCATCACACGGCGGCGACTCATCATCTGTACTCGGGTTAGCGGGTAACAAGACGCATTCCAGCCGTCCTTCCAGCTGCGAGGCCCGCGTGACCTCTTTATCCAGCCCTTCCAATTGGGCACTGACTTGTGACAATCTCTCTGCGTTTGCTGGTTCTGCAGACTTGAGCTCTGTCGTCATTTCTCTGTCCTCCTCGTGTTCTATGCGTTGCGCCAATGCCCTCAATCCGCTCCCAGCGTTTCCGCTGGATGCTCCTTTTTCTCCTTTCATGGATAGTCCGTTATCTGGATAAGTGGCCCCGTCGTTTTCCCTTGTGCTCTGCGCCATTGGGCATACTGCTCGGCGAGCTGAGAACACCTGCAATAGTTCGTCCAGTTTGGCCATATCCATCAGTGATTCCTTGTTTCCCCCATTCTACCCCATCCGAAATGTTGTCTTCGGTACCGGTTGCTTGTAGAACTCCACCATCAGCCGTTCCGAATAGACCTGCGGCACGTAGCGCATCGTGCTGTCCTCGATCATTCCCTCCGGCACCTTGTCGGAAAAGCGATATCGTCTACTCGCGAACCTGACGGTAGTTGGCTTGCGCGGCGGATACTTGAATTTCGCAGACTTGAGCACAGGAGCCGCACCCACCAGCCCCAGCAACCCCTTCAGAAATGCCCTGCGCTTCATTGCCCAGCCTCCCGACTCCTGTCCAGAACCTCCAAATTCAACTGAAACGCGATCTCGGTATCTCGCCCAGCGTATCCAGTTTCGCCGAAACTCCACCCTCGGACATATCCACCACCTTCAACCCCCCATCTTCCATCAGCTCCAACCGTACCCGGTTCTCCCCCAGCTCCACCTCCGCCGCCTTCCCGTCACCGATCTCTATCGCCGAGCCCAAACCGTTCCTGTCCTCCAGCACCGCCCTCCCCCTCACCGCATCCGCCGGCAACGCCTTGAATATGTCAATGTTCACTTCCCCCGCTCCTTCTCCGCAACAGGCTCCTCTATCTCCCGGTACCTCACCACCTCACGCCCGCAGCAGATGTCCCAGCAACGTACACGCCGCTTCAAGTAGTATCTGTCGAACGCTGCGCCAGAAGATAGAAACTCCAACTCATAGTCTCCTGACGGCACATCCACACCATACGTTTCCTTCACCGCTTTTACCGCCGCATCCCAAGAGTCTGGACCCGCTTCCACCTGAGTCACCTTGCCCATCCCTCGCCATTCATCCCGCCCCACGCAAAACGGACACCCTGGGCCGCAATACAACGCCACGCCCCGAAGTCGGCATCCTTGCGCGATATCCCTCACAACCAGCGCGTCCCCATCAACCCGGCACCTGTCTGCACTCTCGATCATCTCAAAACCTCCAATACCCCTCCGGTACCGCCGCGTTCTCCCCTTCCCCCTCGACCTCCGGCTCAATCAACCCTCCACACCGGATACCCTCCAAAATCTGCCTGTCCATCTCACGCGCCAACACGGCCGCCGCCTGATCCCGCCATTCCATCCGCATCCGCTCTATCGCTATCCGCGACTCCCATCCCTCCAACCACCGCTCCACACGTTCCACGTGGAACACCCCCGCCACCACCTTCATCCCGGGCACCATCAGTCCCAACACGCCCAGCATCACCTTCAAAAAACTACGACGCCTCATCACCCCTCCCTGAAAAAAATATCATTTCCCCGCATCACGCGCGCGACCCCCTACCAAAATTCCACATTGTCCCCAATCACCCTCACCGTGCGATTATGATGTCTGGAACCTTCCGAATCTCTATCTGCCCAATCCGCTTCATCTTCGCTCCCACCATCTTCTTGGTGGCCCATTCCCACCGGAATTCCCGCCATGTTCGTCTTTCCGCCGGAGGTAGATGCACCCCGTTGTCCAGCAGCATCGCTTGCGGAAAAAATCCCAGCCGTACTACCCGTCTCAACCGCTGCTCAGCCTCTCGGATCGTGTCATCCCGCCATCCAATCAGTACGTAGCAGCATGCCTGATGCGCAGCCCCCATCAGCCCCGCGTCTTGCAAAAGCCGACTCGCGCTCATCAACGGCTCCAAATCATCCGCCGTGTCGTAGGCAAACCACATCACTTTCGGCTTCAGCTTCGCCAGCCATTCCACATGCCATGGCGCCAGCCTCGCAGCTTCCAGCCCCCCTGTAAACCGCGCCTTCTCCTTCTGCCGCGACAGCATCTCGAATACCGTTTCCACGTGCTGCCTACTGCATGCCAAGAGGTTGCTGTCCAGGACGTTGTACCCGTCCTGAATCTGCAATTCCCGTACCTCCCGTCCTTCTCGCCGCCACGCTTGGCAAAACCAACACCGGTTCGGACAGCCCCGACTCGTGATCACATATCCCGGCCGTAGATATTGCCCAACCCGGAATTCACCTCCTGGATCCCCATAAGCCGGACCCCCCACTTTCACATTGCCCCCGCATACTGGCGCCCATATCCTAGCCAACTCCTCTGCCTTCCCCTTGTCAGCCGAAAATGTTACCGAAATGTGCACTTCCCCGCACTTATCCCACAGCCCCGGCCAGAAGCGATGATCAAACGCCCCCTCATCGCACGGCGTCGCCCTCGTCCTCCGCGGAAATACCCGGATCAAACCTCGCTCCATCAAAAAACCTCACACACGCGCGATACCACCAAAATTCCCACATCAACCCCCTGAACACCTCCACAGGAGAGGAGGGGGGTATACTTGTTCCACCGGCCGGGGGCCTGCCAGGGGCCATGGTCCCTCCCCCCCCCCTGGGGGCCTGCCGGGAGCCGAAAACTGGCCAATCTCAAGCCCCAGCCGAAAAAGAGCCGAAGAGCCCGAAACAGGGCCAGGGCCACACGCCAGACTGACACACCACAAGGGCTTGTATGACTGTTGCACATGGCGCCCGGAATCTGCGTTTTTGCTCCAAAACTCGGCTGAGTTCCCATAGTGGTTTCTTATACGACGCGACCTTGAAATAGGGCTATCGCTCCACATCGCTGGTATCCTCCGAGACATCTCCGGTGACATCGATCGGCGCGCGCCGGCCGTCCTGCTCTCCGAGCTGGGGTAGCCCGTGGACGTGGACGACTAGGCCCTCGACGGCGTGCTTCTGGATAGGGGGACCGAAACGTTTCCGGTCGAGACGTTCGAGAAGGAATTCCATCAGCCGGTCGGAGTGTTTGCGAACGTAGGTCACGACCTCACCCTTCGAGACAACCGGTTCAATGACCCCCTCGACCGCGCGGCGCCAGGCTTCCCGGGCGAGGACATCCCGGGAGATGGCCAGGGCTGCGTCCCACATCTCTCGAAAAATCGGGTCTCGGTCTCGAAGGCAATATGCCGTTCGCCAAGGGATGCCGGATGCCCGGCAGGCGTCCCGAACGACTCCACGCTGACCAAGCTCTTTGAGGAACGCGCCCACATGCTCGCGCGTGACGTGCGACGCAGATGCGAGAAACCCAGTATCTGAGAGGCTTTTGTGGCTATCCTGGATAACGGCGGCGAGATCGGGGTGAAGGGCTTTGAGGTTGTCGGGGATGTCGGGGGAGTTGGGGTCTTTTTGAGACTGGCTGATTTTGATATCTGAGTCTTTTGGGATGAGGGTATCTGAGGGTTTCTCTGGGGAGATGTCTGGGGATTCCTGAGAGAGAGACGAGGTCTTATCCTGGTCTACTCTTTCCCCCCTCTCTCCCCTCTGTAGTCTCCCCTCTCTCCCCATTGGGGGTTTTGGGGGGTGTGGAGGGTTCTGGGGTTCTGAGGGGTTCTGAGAGGGTTCTGGGGGAGTCTCTGGGTGTTTGGGTTGGTCGGGAGTGTTTGAGGGCTCTGAGGGGGTGTGAGAGGGCTTGTTGGTCATTGTGGGGGCTCCTGTGGTTTCTGAGGGCTCTTTTGGGGTCTACCGCGCTTTGGGGGAGCAGAGGGTTCCGGGAAGGGGCTGCCATGGCCACGCTCGGCGGCGGAGATGTATGCGGAGAGGGCATCGGTGATGATATGGGATGAGGGCTTATGCCAGTAGGCTGAAATGGCATGGAGCCGGTCTCGGAGGGTGATGGGGAGAGTGACGGAGATTTGGGCTCTGGTAGTCATGTGTCTGATGGGGTGACAGGTTACAGGTGGTGGGGAGCGGGTGTCAAGAAACATCATTTTCAGTGGGGGTATTTAGGTAGCTAAACGGGCCTTGTAGAGGGTGATGGAGGGATGCGAAAAGCCAATGTTGGCGGGGGTTTTATGACAATCGTCATAAAACATCATTTTATGGTTGACGGGGGGTGAGGGAAAATGATAATTTATACATTGTGAGCATGGAGAGTATCCACCTTGAGTAGTCAACCACACGAGGCCGGCCCGGAGTATCGAGACCTACCAGAACGGTGCTCTCGTGCTCACAGCTCCGGAGTCGGTCTCGTCCATTTTGGAGATGTGCCATGAGAACCAGCTACGGGGTCCGCGTCGGTGGAGTGAGCGGGACGGAGGTTGTTTGGGCAGCGACTCGGGGAGCGGCTAACCGTCTGCGGAGGGTCCTGCGGGCATACATAGCCAGGGGGGAATGGTCCGGGGTGCAGACCCTCAGAGCGCTGATGGGTTTCGCGGCTCAGGCACGGTATGTGCGGACGGAGAAAATTGTGAGCGAATTTTTGTCGAACCGCAAACAGGGGGAGTCATGAGAATCGAATGGACGGGAACCAGAGTGTGGGCACGACGGTGGGCGGCGCAGTGTTATGGCACCATCTACTACTATCTCTCCGAGCAAGAGATCGGTGTTCGAGCGAACGGTACGATCACAAGCCGACCGACCGGGGAGAAATTCTTTGGCTGCAGGGGTATGGGAACCCTGGAGTCAGAGTTACCGAGGGATGGTAGTGTCTACTGGGGACAGCTGGTGACATACCGGATCTGACGTCACAATCTGAGTCAACACGCAAACGGGGGAGTCATGATCGAGAAAGACTGCTTGTACGCATACGACTGCGGGAGTACTGAGAAATGTCGCGGGTGTGATGATTATCGTGCCGGCCAACAGACGCGCGCAGTAACGCTACTGCGGCAGATCGTGCAGGAGATGCAGACTGTGGTGTGCTCTGGTGAGGGTAGAGACGTAGCATGGTTCGAGAGACGGATTAAGCGGATTGAACGCGAGCTGAGCAAACAGGCAAAGGAGGACGGCAAGGTGAATCGGGACCTGTACGCTGCCTGTCAGTCTGCTTTGGAGTTTGTCGCGGAGTATCGCGAGCGGGTTATGAAGGGGGGCATAGTAAGTGCCAGGAAACGACATGGCGGGCTTATGCCAGGCGACTATGAGTTAGTCCAGCAACTGAAATCGGCCCTGACGAAAGCGGAAGGAAAGGAGCGCGGGGTATGAGAACAATGGGCGACGTTGAAACGATGGCGGTGCAGGAATTGACGCATTGGCAGCAGAGAAACGTCATGAATCCGTTTGCCAAGTGCTATCTCTGGTTTCAGCCTACTACGGCGGAACGGGATGGCGGTTTCTTGGCGGCGGAGGATTGTCCAGGGGAAGGATACGAACCTGTTGTACCAACAGCACTAAGCGGGGCTCCCTGTCAGATCGTACAGGATTTGAAATTGCGTGGGATACTTGGCAGATTGCCGATACTCGCAAAGGGGGACTGAAAAATGGGCTTTCGGCATTACAATACGCTACAAGTTCGCGGTCACAAGTGCTACGAATTTGCCGGGGAATGTGTTGCATGCCAAGCGTCTGGCGAGTTCATTCTGGCAAATCTTGAACGCATTGCCTGCCCCCGATGCGGCGCAACGTACATTTGCTGGCTGCCCACGCCGGGGAAAGCAGAGCTGAAATGTGTTGTACGGCCAGTATTTCGCGAAAGGAATCAAGCATGACCTGGACTGACAACCGACGGAGAAAGGAGCGCGGGGAATGAGAACTGTAGTACAGAATGGTGAATTGTTCTGCGAATGTCCGAGAAAAGACTGGCAGCGGGTGCTGGCTGAATGGAAAGCCGATCATTCAAAGCCTTGCCCGATGCCGGTGGGACATATCATGTTTCGCAAAGAGCGGGGTGGCAAATGAGCGACAAAGAGCTATGGGACTTGCTGCAGGAATGGATAGACATGAAACCGCACAAGCTAACGGAGATTGTCGGCCATGATGAGGAAACCAGCCACCCCCTAAACTATGAAGGGGAGCTGCGGCAACGGTCGAGAAAGCTATTGGCGAAACTCTACGGGGAATCGGGGAGGAAGCGCCCAGCGGATGTACAGCCGCATGGTGGAGCCTCGCCTGTGAATGCTTCTGGTGACGGCCAGAAGAACACAGGAGAAGCTGGTTCGATTCCAGACGATTCCCCGCTCATTCTTGCAGAAGCGCAAGACCGGATACGGGAAGAACTGATGGAAATGACGGCAAATGCTTGCGAAATTGATGGTAGCGGTTGTGATAGCGGCGATCCTGTTGACCTCACCATATCGGAGATTCGGCAGGCCGTGAACTATCTCAAGGATGAAATCTGCCGACAAGCAATAGTGGGTGGCAGAATCGCCAGAACAGCCTACTTGCGGGGGCTTACAACACAAGAGGGCGAAAAGGCAATACGGAATCATTTGCGCCTGAAAGGGCTTCTGCCATGACCTGGACGACCGACAAGCCGACGGAGCCGGGGTGGTATTGGTTGCGGCATGTCCACATTTCCGCCGAAATTGGCTTTTGTTATCAGGCCAAGAAACGATGGTGGGTGGCAACCGCCTACAGAGACCATCCGCTAGAGATGTCCTATTTCATGGGCTTTCAATGGTCCGGCCCGATCCCAGAACCGGAGGACTGAAAGGAGCTGATCTCATGTATGCAGATCGAATCAGGCCGGATATCCGGCACAGTCTTGATGAGTACGCAAGAATAGGCCGACCGACGGGCGACTTTCTCAGGGCGGTGCTCGAGAATAATCTGATGGAATCGTTCGGCCAGGCCGATGATGAGAACCGCAACACACTGTTTGAAATCTGCAGCTACGTGTACAACGACATGCCGGCCGTATGTCATGGTAGCCCGGAGAAGGTTGACGCGTGGCTGGCGAAGAAACGAGAGGAGCGTGGGGGATGAGTGAGGAGATGAAAGCGAAATGGGATGAGGCTGCGGCGACGGGAGAGCGTGTGTCTTTGGGCAAGACGGTGATCTGCGATCAATGCAATCGGGACTACACTGACTCAACAGATGAGGGTGGTTTCATCTTTGGGTCGCACGCGTACTGTCCGAAATGTGCTGCTGAGAGCCTGCCAAGAATCAGGGGCTACGGGGAGGAGCACTACATCAAGGCCCGCTGCCAGGCAGGACAATCCTTTGCAGACTTCGTGAGGGGCTACCGGGGGCCCGACGCCGGCATCGAAATTCGTACATTCTCGAGTTTTGAAGAGCTGCTTGGGATGAAACAGAATGAGCCTGGCTGATCTCAAAGAGAGTGACGTTGTGGTCTCTGCAACGGGCCGGCGGCGGTATGCCGTGGTGAGAGTAGAGGACTCGCTGCGGGACGGTCGCCGGCGCTACTATCTGCGGGCAGGGACAACGGGGCCCCTGTTGGCGCAGGGGTACACAGTCGAGGACTTGGCACAGTACGGCTACACAAGAGAGGAGTTCTGACGTCATGAGCAGATTCGTCCGATCGTTGCCGATAGAGAGGCTGAGCATCGGTGGTGGGCCAGGCCGCGAATTCTACGTGGACGGCAACAGCCGGCAGATCCGGGCACTGGGGGAGCCCGACGAATTCTACGCGTTCTCGCGGCTGGATAAGGCAGTTGAGTGGGACAGAATAGCAAACCGGGGGAAACGTGCCCAAAAATGAGAAGAAACCGGGTGGGGAGGTAGTTTCCCTTGTCTGAGGGGAGAAAATGGCTCAGACGGGCAGCTAGGGGCCTTCCTGGGCAAATCTGAGGCAGGCCAGGATGGGAAATGGAGGGAATTATGAGCCAGGAGATGTCCGAGTCCTTGCGGCAGGCTTTTCTCATGTCGCAACACGAACTCGACGAGATGGAAGCTCTAGCCACCGAATTGGAGAGGGCTGCTTCAGAGCGTATGATTGATTTGCTGGCGACGGCCGGCAAACAGTATCTCCATCTGATAGTGACAATGGCAAAAGCCATCCGAGAGGCTGCCGAAGCAAGAACACGGTGGATTGACCAGCAGCGTTTCATCAATATGGCAAAAGACCTAGAACAACGCATTCAGGAGGGCAACGGCAATGAAAGAGGCTGATCCAGTACGGTACCTGTACTTCGGGTCGATGGACACGAAGCATCAGGGCGTGGTGACGGTGGCGTATGAACGGCGAAACGGGATGATCTTCTGCGGGTTTGCGTTCTGCAGTCCCAAGGATCCGTTCTGCCGGCGGATAGGGCGGGCGATAGCCTCGGGCCGACTACAGTGCGACAGGTTGAACTACGCGACAGTGGCGACGGAAGACTTGATCCAGGACGTGGCGGCTCTCTTCCGTACCGTCCATGACCGGCCGCGGCATTTCCAGGGATGGGATCTACGGCGGGTAACGTTACGTGTTCCCGTCAAGCGGATGCCTCCGACATTGACATGGCGGGGGAAAGGGGCGACGTTGGCATGACAAACCAGAATGAATACTGGCACGTGCGCGCGCGGCTGGAGTATCGGCGGATGCTGGCGTTGAGCGTGGTTCTGCACTTTGTGTACGCGGGGCTGATCGTCCTGATCGGCCGGTAGAGACAGTGAGGGGCCGGCGTTCTCCCTCTCGCCGGCCCCCATCCTTCCTTGTTGCTTCCGTAGCTATCTTCTCTTCGCACCACCCCCCTTCTTCTTGGACTGGCTCTTCTTGCGTACTACAACACGGGCATCTTTTTGAGGCTCATGGTGTATTTCGG